ACACTTGGCGCACTAAGTACGGCTTTAAGTTGGTAGTAGATAATGATGATTATTGGGAACTTAGCGAAAGCCATTTGTTGTATTCAAGATACAAGCTCAATAACATACCTAAACTGATTACTGATTATTTAGAAGTTGCAGACCTTTGCACCTGCACCCACGAAAGATTGGCAGCAGAGATAATTAAATACAATAAGAACATTCACATATTACCGAACGCTTTACCTTATGGAGACGAGCAATTTAGAGATGAGAAGTTAGATAGCGACAAGGTTCGGTTATTCTGGTCAGGCAGCGGAACACACGAACGAGACCTTGATTTAATTAGACACCCTTTTAAAAGGTTGCAAGGTATGAATATAAGAACTGTGATAGCCGGGTACAACGATGGCGAAAAGCCAATATGGGATAAAATGATAGACGCGTTTACTTGTGGCCTAAAACTTAACCCTACTATTTACAACTATGCAAAGGTTACTGAATATATGGGAGCTTACACAGATAGCGACATTTCAATCATACCTCTGGTAGATAACAAGTTTAACGCTATGAAGTCAAATCTTAAAGTATTAGAAACGGCTGCTAAAAAGAACCCTGCCGTTGTTAGCTTTGTCAATCCTTACCTAGATATGCCGGTGCATTATGTTAAAAGCCAGAAGGATTGGTATAAACACATCAAAGATTTAGTAAGCGATGCGGATATGCGAAAGGAAAGCGGAGAGAAGCTTTTTGAGTTTTGCAAAAAGAACTATAACTTTGAGGAGATAAATTTAGACCGAAAGTATATTTATAGTAAACTATGCCAGTAATAAGTAAAATATTTTATCACACAAAGGTAGATAAGTCAGGCAGATTAAGGTCTGTTGGTACTTATACTTGTGATAAATGTGGCATAGAATGTACCCAAAGAGCAGACGAAATAAGAAGGAGAGGTGCTTTATGTAAAAAGTGTAAACTAACACAAAATTTTACAAACGAGTTTAGTAATAAAAATTTAGAACTTACTTGTGCAAATGTATTAAAAAGCAGGTTAAATAAGAGATACATAAAAAGAGGTTTAACTTGCACATTATCAGGAGAAGAGATACTTAAATTAGTTAAAGATAAATGCCATTATTGTGGCACAGAACATAGCAATAATATGCTCTATAATCAACCTAATTTTAAGTATAACTTTATCTATAATGGTATTGACAGAATAGATAGTTCAAAAGGATATATTCAAGGGAATGTAGTTACTTGTTGCAAAACTTGTAATGTAGCAAAAATGGATATGGACTATAAAGAATTTATTAACCACATCACAAAAATATATAATCACATAAGAAATGCCAATATATAAATGCGCCTCTAATGGCAAATATCGGATTGGAAACGGGTCTTGCATCTACGATACCGAAGAGAAGGCTAACAAGGTTTGGAAGGCTATTCTTGCAGGTGGCAAGTTTGCTGATAGCTATACCGATTATCCAGAATCGGCAACTAATAACGCAAAGAGAGCTTTGGAATGGGTAGAGAAACACGGGTGGGGTTCATGCGGAGAAGCAACAGGCAAAGCAAGAGCAAGGCAGTTAGCTAATAGAGAGCCGATTAGTAGAGACACTATTGCTCGTATGGCTTCCTTTAAAAGACATCAGCAGCATAAAGATGTTCCATATAGCGAAGGTTGTGGTGGTCTTATGTATGACGCATGGGGCGGCACTAGCGGAGTTGAGTGGGCAATCAATAAGTTAAAAGAGATAGACAATAAATAATTTGCATAGTTAAATTTTTTAATCAATTAATTATTAATCAACGGAAAATTTAATGGGGAAACTATGCAGAGACACACTTTAAACTATTTACAAGGAATGGGGTTTGATTCGTCAGATACCATTCTTTGTGAAGTGTGTGGCAAAGTAGCGGTAGATATAGCGCACATAGTTGCAAGGTCTAAATTCGGCAGTAAAAGAAAACAACTGCAAGACCATATAACTAATTTATGTGCTATGTGTAGAGAGTGCCATTACGACTATGACTTTAAGAACAGGTGGACCGCTGAGGAAATATTTGAGATACATTTAAAAAACATACCAAATGGCAAAAGGTAGCGAGAACAAGAATAAAATTTCATTCGGGAAAAGAAAGCGAGGCTTTGCTAAGAAGTCCTTTAATAAGCATAACCCGAGACCGAAACCATATAAAGGTCAAGGCAGATGAGAAAATTAACTGCTATATGGCTGCTCCTAACACATAAGGCATACTTCGTTGCAGTATGCAAGACAGGTATGAATGGAGACGATATGACAACCATAGGCAATTACACCTATGCTATGGCAGAAACTTTAATCAATAAGCACATAGCAGACGTAGACACTTACTTAGACCAAGAAGACGCAATAGACGAAGCCAACGACATAATCAACGGAATACTATGATACAAAACGTAGCAATTAACACAGTTAAAGCAAACCCTAACAACCCCAGAATAATTAAAGACGATAAGTTTGCAAAGCTCGTAAAGTCAATTAACGAGTTCCCTCAGATGCTTAACCTAAGACCTATTGTAGTTAATGACGATATGGTAGTGCTTGGTGGCAATATGAGATTAAAGGCTTGTAAGGAAGCCGGACTTAAAGAGATACCGATTATCAAAGCAAGTGAACTAACCGAGCAGCAACAAAAGGAGTTTATAGTTAAAGACAACGTAGGCTATGGCGAGTGGGATTGGGATGACCTTGCTAACAATTGGGATGTAGATGAGTTACAAGATTGGGGGTTAGATATACCAGGATTTGTTAATGAGGAAATAATAGCAGAAGTTGAAGAGGATGACTTTGATGTTCCAGAAGGTGGCATTGAAACAGATATAGTTTCAGGAGACCTGTTCGAAATCGGACAACATAAATTACTATGTGGAAGTTCAACAGAAACAGACACTTGGCAAAGATTGTTTGATAAACAATTATGCGATATGGTTATGACAGACCCACCATACAATAATAATTATGAAGGTGGTACAGGGTTAAAGATTATGAATGACCAGATGACAAACGACTCATTTTATCAATTTTTATATGATTTCTATACTGCATTAGGAAGTTATACAAAGCCAGGTGGTGCTTGGTATGTATGGCACGCACAAATGGAAAGTGCTAATTTTATGCAAGCATATAAGGACTCAGGATTATTATTAAAACAATGCTTAATATGGGTTAAGAACGCATTGGTAATGGGAAGACAAGATTATCACTGGAAACACGAGCCTTGCCTTTATGGTTGGAAAGAAGGAGCAGCACATTACTTTACAGATGATAGAACTAACTCAACTGTTATAGAGGATGTTATAGATTACACAAAACTAAACAAAAAAGAATTGCTTGATTTAGTTAAGGAAATGACATCAGACAAACAAAAGACAACAATAATACATTGTGAAAAGCCATCTAAAAATGATGTTCATCCTACAATGAAGCCAATTAAACTATTAGCACCATTAATTGAGAACTCGTCTAAAATAGGAGAATTGGTAGCAGACGGCTTTCTTGGTTCAGGTTCAACAATGGTAGCTGCACATCAACTTAAAAGAAGATGTTACGGAACAGAACTTGACCCTAAGTACTGCCAAGTAATAGTAGACAGAATGATTAAACTTGACCCGACATTAGAAGTTAAAAGGAACGGTCAACCTTATGTTAAAACAGAAGCGTAACAGAATGAGCAAAGAACACTTAATACCATTCAAACCAGGACAATCTGGAAACCCAAACGGCAGACCCAGGAAGTATGTAAGCCTACTTAAAGAGCAAGGATATAAACTTGCGGAGATAAACGATACCATACAAGCTATGATGTCAATGGACTTAGAGGAACTTAAAACTGTATGGGATAACCCGAAGGCAACAATACTTGAAAAGACGATAGCAGCAGCTATGCGTAAGAGCTTGGAGAAAGGCAGCCTTTATAGTTTAGAAACTTTGCTAACCCGTGTTTATGGTAAGCCGAAGGAACAAATGGATATTCAAACAGATAACAGAATAGAGATAGTATTTGTAGACGGCAAGACAATTCTTTAATGCGTATAGAACTACCAAACGGACATATAAACCAAAAGAAGATACTTGACTGCGAAGCCAGGTACATAGTTGTGATGTGCGGTAGAAGGTTCGGCAAATCGGAACTCAGCCAAATTAAATGTATTACAACCGCAGTTAAAGGCGGTCAGGTTGCTTACATAACCCCTACCTATAAATTGGCTAAGGTATTCTTTGAGAAGCTTTGCAATAGCCTTCCGTTCCCTAATAACAAATCGGACTTAAATATTAGCTTCCCTAATGGTGGCAAGGTAGAGTTCTTTACAGGGGAACGCTTAGACAACCTGAGAGGGCGCAAGTTCAATCTGGTAATAGTAGACGAGGCTTCCTTTATACCTAACCTTGAAGACGGGTGGCTAAACTCAATAAGACCTACTTTAACTGACTATAAGGGTAAAGCTATATTCCTTAGCACCCCAAAAGGCAAAAATTACTTTTTTAGTTTGTTTAGCAAAGCAGAGCCGGATTGGCAGAGCTTTAAGTTTACGACATACGATAACCCCTACATTGACCCGCAGGAGATAGACGATGCAAGAAGGCAGCTCCCAGAGGTTGTGTTTGAGCAGGAGTATATGGCAAACCCGGCTGAGAACGCAGCTAACCCCTTCGGCAGCCAACACATACGCAAGTGCTTACACCCGGTTACAACAATGCCGGTAGTAGCTTATGGGATTGACCTTGCCAAGTCAGTCGATTGGACTGTTATAGTAGGCTTAGACGAAGACGGGAATGTGGCTTATTTTGACCGCTTCCAAATGGATTGGCATAATACTAAGCAAACTATCCTCAGACTGCCTAAATGCCCTATCCTTGTCGATTCTACGGGGGTTGGCGACCCTATCCTTGAAGACCTGCAAAGAGAAGGGGTAATGATACAAGGCTTAAAGTTCACAAGTTCAAGTAAGCAGCAGCTAATGGAAGGCTTACAGGCTGCGATACATCAAGGTAAGATTGGCTATCCTGAGGGAATAATAAGCCAAGAGCTTGAAGTATTTGAGTATCAGTATACGGCAACGGGGGTAAAGTACTCTGCACCTTCCGGCTTCCACGATGATGCGGTTATGGCTCTGGCTCTGGCTTGGCAGAATTTCAGCCTTAAACGTGGCACAGGTAGGTATGCCTTCATATAATTTACCGCTTATCCTTAATATTTGCCGCTCATCACAATTTTTTAAAAAAAGTTTACCCATTTGATTGTTGAATGTTAAAAGGTTGTAGATTTACATACCAATTAACCATAAAACAAAACACAATGACAACTTTAACCCAATTAGAAAAACAACTACAAGACCTAAGAATTGCTTTTGCACAAAAGCTTTTAACAACAAATGAATACTGCGAAACCTACTTAGCAATTAGTAAAAAAATTAAAGCAATCAAATAAACAAAAATAGGGGTGCGACTATTCAACGCACAATTTAACCCACTAAACTAAACACAATGAAAAAAGAAACCGCACAATTTTTAGCAGTATTAGTAGCAGCTTGTTACCTTATTGGTCAATTACAAGACTTCTATTCCAAATGATATATGCTATCTGCCTTCTGCTAATTGCAACAGGTTTTGTAATGGCAGCATTATTTGACTACACAATTAAAAACTATGACCCAAAGCAACAAAGAATACATAGACAAATATTACGCAAGTGAGCCTATTAGCATAATGATGAATAACATAGATGCGACCTATTTGCAAATACTTACATACTGCAACGAGCAGGGTTACGAACCTTCTAAGCGCAGATTAAGGAAGCCGGAAGACAAATCAGAAGTAGGCTTTTTTGACATTGATAATTACAAACCAGAAACAATATAAACAAATGGAACTACAATTAATTTTTGAAACAACAAAAGAACAAAGGGTGGAGTTTACCCACCAAGTAATTGAACGCTTAAATGCAGGGGAGTTAGACCCGTTAAAAACGCATATACAGGTTAAAGCCTTAGAGGATATGCTAGAAACATTAAAGGGGAATAAGGACTATAAAGATGCGGTATTACAAGCAGCCGTATTAAATGGCAAGGACTTTGAGTATATGAGTGCTAAGTTTAACATCAGAGAAGTAGGGGTTAAATATGACTTCTCTAAATGCGAAAGCACAGACTACGATGAGATAATGGCTGACTTCAACGATGCCACAAAGCGTAAAAAGGACATGGAAGAGTTCTTAAAAAAAGTGCCACATCAAGGGCTTGAAATCATTAACGGAGTTACTGGCGAGGTTAAAAAGGTTTACCCCCCGGCAAAGAGTAGCACCACAAACGTAGCCGTATCATTAAAATAATAAAAATATTATACTTCTTTGTAATTTGCTTACCTTTGGCAGCGTTATGCTACATAGGTGGGCATCTTGCTTATGAGATAATGTTAAAACTAAGAAAATGACTTGGAACGAATTAACAGTTTGGCAGTACCAACAAATCTATCCAATAGTTACAAAGCCTGAGAAGGATTGGACTAACTTAGATGTAGAGAGTAAGCTAGTAGGCATAATCTACAACCTTACAGACACTCAGGTGGATAGCTTGACTATTCAGCAGTTCAATAACCTGAGGGGTACATTAAGCTTCTTAGACGATAAGATAGAAGGTAAGCCGGTCAGGTACACCGAAGTAAATGGCAAACGTTATAGATTTATCTATGATGTTCAGCAGATAAAAGCAGCCAGATACATCGAGAGCAAAGTATTTAGCACCGACTTAGTAGGTAACCTGCACAAGTTAGCAGCCTCAATGGTTATGCCTCAGCGCAGGACTTGGTACGGCAGATGGGTAGATGATACCTACGACGCTGCCAAGCATAGCGATTATGCAGCAGACCTACAAGCCTCTAACTTTGTACATATTTATCATTCGGTTGTTTTTTTTTATCAAGTATACAGAAATTGGATAGAAGTTTCTCAGGCTTATTTGATACAAGAGA